GGGATGCCAAGGGTAAACAGATTGTTGTCTACAACGATCCGACGGTGTCCTTCGGCGGCAAGATCACTGGAGGATTGCGGATCAAAAAAGTTGCGGGCGCTCCCAAAGCTGCATCCCCCAAAGCTGGCGACTTTGAGGACGATGGAATTCCGTTCTGAGTCTGAACCATGAAACCGCACATCCCCGAGGACATTATGGCGATCATCCGCCGACAGGTACACCTGCGTAAGCAGCTCGTGTCCTGGCGCGTGATCGCCGAGCTGTCGGGCGTGAGCGTTCGGGCCGTGCTCAAGGCGGCCAAGCGGGTGCGGTGATGGAGCAGCCCGTGCTCATGCGCAAAGCAGCCAAGGCGCTCGAACCCGCAGACGAGGCGGCCTTCGCCTATCTTCGCTCGCTGAAGTTGGGGGAAGTGTATCGGATCGAGGTCAAGCGACCGCGAAACTTGGTCGAGCATCGGCGGTACTGGGCGCTCTGCACGTTCGTGTGGACGAATACCGAGCAGTTCGATTCGCCCGATGAAGTGCACGAGTACCTAAAACTGCGGGGCGGTCATTGTCGTGTGATCGTCTCGCAGACAACGGGCGAGATGTTCAAGGTTGCGAAGTCGATTTCCTTTCGCGCGATGACGGCCGATAAGTGGGAGTCGTTCTGGCAGCGAGCCAAGGATGTGGTGCGTGAAGATTTCATGCCGGCGATGAGCGATGTCGAGCTCGAATACGAATTGGGCAAGCTGATCGGCGATGTATGGGGGAGACGCTGATGGCCGAACAGAAGCTCTGCGAAGGTTGTGGTCATTCCTTGGCATGTCACTTCCGCGATGTCACGGGAGTTGCCCGTTGCACGGTAGTACACCGCGGCGTGACCGACAAAGGAATCATTGGCCTTCCATGGGAACGTCACTGTGCGTGCGCGGAATTTGTCGTTCCTCCCCAGCCCACGAACCGGCAGGAAATCATGACGGACAGACAGCGCGAGAAACTCGAGGACCTAGTGAAAGGCGCGTTCTCGACCGCTCAAAAGGCCTGTGACGATTACAGCCGACCTAAGGGTGTCATGGGCGGTCCCTGCCTCCATTGCGGCCGATCTCAGCCGGAGCATATCCACCGTGGGTAAGGGTATCGATCTGGCGCGCGCCGCTGGCGCTGGCATTCACGCTGACGTGCTGGACGACTTCAAGGACCAACTACTCGTGGTGTTCCTGAAGCGCCTCAAGGCTGCTGGCCAATCGCTGGACTTCCCAGTTGCCGAGGTCGATGACACTGGAAAGGACATTGTGAGTTTCCAGATCGTAGATCGCGTCTTCCACTTCGAGCTGAGCAAGAAATCATGACCAAGATCGAGCTTACCGACGGCTCTCCAGTGCCCCCGGATCGCAGCCATACTGCGATCGATCCGAGGACTGGCATGCAGCGCGGGTACGTCGTCCTGAGCCCTGAAGAGCGCGCTAAAGGCTTTGTGAAGCCCGTCCGGCGCAGCTATATCCACAAGGTCTGCGGCACCATGACAACCATGGGGCGCGGGTTGTCCGAGACTTACGCCCGAGACCCTTATTTCTACAGCGGCACATTCTGCTGCCAGTGCCATGCGCATTTCGACTTGGCTCAATTTGATTGGGAGGATGGCGAACCGATGGAGCCTGCTCTACAGGAGGCTTGGCATGCCAAGTTGGCAAGCGCAAAGGAAGAACGTCGCGTGCGGCGCATCGCGGAGTTGGAGCGCGAGCTGGCGCAACTCAAGGGCGATGCCACATGACCTCAAAGGATGTCGCATTGTCTTTGCGCGAAATGGCGGACAAGCTTCCGAAACAGCCCGTCCACCTTGGTCTACTCCAGCAAGCGCTGCGGGGTGGCGCGGCCGACATCGAACAGTTACGCGCGCAGGTTGAGCGGCTACAGCGGGAACTTTGGGTGATCGCCGAGTGCATCTTTCAGAATGTGAGCAGCGACGATGCCAAACATTGGGCACGCGGCATCAAGGTCTCGCTGCAAAGCGGTGACGCGGCTCCGAGAGTTACTGTCGAGACGAACTCAGTTCATCCAGGAACGCGTTGCGCATGCGTCGAATGTCAGAACCGTTTCCCAAGCTCAACGCCGCAAGAAGTATATAGGCGGCTAGTTCCGGAGGAACCGACACCGGAGCAACGCGAGCAATATGTGCGAGCGATGGCGGTGGGCCCCAGCTATACGCTCTTTCAGCATCTCAACAATACGGTGCACAAAGAATCTCCGATATGGCGGGAGTATCGGGAGTTGGTCGAACGAGCTGCTGCGAACGGGGAAGCATCTCAATCATGAGCGCCGAGAATGTCAGCCGCACGCTCGACGAAGTGCATGAAGCGCTGCGCGAGGACTTTCGTCAATTGGACACCGCGAAGGCAATCGTTGCCGGATTCCATCGCGCCGGCCTGCTGACAAACGAGGAAGCCCGGCTACGCACGCTCGCCTTGGAGATATGCCCGGGTCACGAGGCTTGCCGCGTTTGGTGCGCGTACTGCGGAGACTTACCGGAGAGCGAGTGAGCGTTTATGGCAACGACAGGTGATATGCCGATCGTCCAATGCCCCTCCTGCTTCAAGGAGTGGCAGTGGGACGACTACTACGATGTGCACATTGGGAGCGAGCGGGAATGTCCGCATTGCGAGTGCACCGTGATCGTGACTTGCGTGGATACGGTGGTCCGCGCTTCGATCGAGGTGAAAGGATTTCACGAGGGCGAGTCGGCGCTATGAAGAATCAACGTCCCTACGACCAATTGTTGGAGCATCTGCGCAACTCCATGTCCATGCTCACGGCTCTCAGGCAGGAGGATGTGCAGATGCCCTATCACGTCTTCCGCGCTCACGAGCATCTTGCAGCCACCCTCGAGCAATGCCAAGGCGCCGGAGGCGCGCTGGCGCAGATGCGAAATACGATTGAGCGGCTTGAGCAATTAACTGCCGTGGGCAAGACATGACGGCGCTCTTCATCCCGCTGAAGACGGTGTACTTCGAAGCATTCAAGGCTGGCACGAAGACCGTTGAGTATCGCCAGTATGGCCCGCGCTGGAATGAGCGCACCTGCGCCGTAGGGCGCCCTGTCGTGCTCAGCAAAGGCTACGGCAAGCGTGAGCGCCTGACTGGCGTTGTCACCGAGTTTCGTAAGCGCTTCATGGCCACGCCTTCTTGGCTCGATTGTTATGGCAAGCCGGGAACAGCCGCATGCATTCGAGTCGCTCTACAGCACTCCGCAGTTCAACAAGAGGAGAAATGACGATGGGCGGTAAAGCGCTGCCACAGGCTGAATATGATGCACGCTGGGTCGCGCGAGTCAGAGCGCGATCCGAGGCACTTCCGTCAGGTTGCATCGTTTGGACTGGATTCAAGGCGCATAACGGCTATGGAGTGACCATTTATCGAGGGCGGCACGCAATTGTCCACCGCAAAATGTATGAGATCGTGCATAGAGTAACCCTCGATAGATGGATCTACGTCTGCCACAAATGCGACACGCCAGCGTGCTGGAACGATGAGCATGTTTTTCTCGGAACGCCGGCTGAGAATCAGGAGGATATGCAACGCAAGAAACGTGGCAAATACCAGCGCGCCACCCATTGTAAACATGGGCACGAATTCACTCCTGAAAATACCAGCGTAACTAGAACTGGATTTCGGCAATGCCGGACTTGCGCTCGCATTAAATGCCGATTGGCGAATGGGTGGCCGCGAGAACTTGCCGAATCCTTGCCACCAACTCCGAAGGGACAGAGACCCGTAAACATTCCGATCCCGAAGAAGGAGGGTCGGCCCAGGATAGTCTCCCGCTCAAACCTTGGAGCAAACGAGATCCGAGCGCTTCTAGAAAAAGCCAGGATCTCGCAATGTGCTGCCGCTCGTCAGATTGGGATCAGTGAGCGAAGCATGCGGCGATATGTCGCTGGTGAATTTCAGATGCCTCAGCAAGCTGCCAATGCTCTATTGGCGGTTTGCTCACAATCGACCTAGGCCCGATGAGCCAGGAGTTATGGAATTTGATCGGACTTCTCGCGCTTGCAATGGTGCTGTTAGCTTGCGCGCGGGACGATCAATGATCGGAACCTGAAAACCGTGAACAATCTGCCGAAGCTCTACTCCCCTACTCAGGTAGCTGAATACCTAGGCGTCAATGTGCGCACAGTGAAGAGATTCATCCGCTCAGGTAAGCTCCCCGCCAAGCGCTTCGGGCGCGCACTGCGCATTACTGAGCAAGACCTTCAGACGTTCGCACGCGAGGGCACATGCGAGAAGAACAAGACCGGGCCGGGCGATTCTTCCTCAAGGCGCGCGGTAAAAACCGCATCCAATACATCTGCTGGTACGACAAAGCCACTCGACAGACAACTGGTGTTTCAACTGGCACAGCAGACCTCGAAGAGGCCCGAAAGGCGCTCTACGAACACGCCCTCAAATTCGATCAACCCGTCATCGGCACCGACGCGCAACTCGCCGCTGTGATGCAGTCCTACTTCATCCACTATGCCCAGCACCTACCGAGCGCGCACGTTCAGCGCGCGGCCCAGCGCGATGCGCTGGAGATCTGGGGCGACCCGGATATCAGCGAGTTGAACCGCGCCAAGCAACTCGAGCTGGTATCGACCCTGCGCGGCCGCGGGCTCTCGGACTGGACCATCGACAGCCGGCTGAACCGCATTTGGGCCGCGATGAACTGGCACAAGCGCGACCACGCCGAGCTCGTGGTCCCTGAACAGATTACCGCAGAGGATTGGAAGCCGGTGCTTGAGGATTGCGATCGGACCTACTCGATCGAGGAACTAGGTACCTTGTTCAATGCGGCCGCCGAAGCTCCTGAGAATGTGCGCTACACCCGTGAGCATTGGTGGCGGTTCCTGGTGCTAGCGGTGGGCACGGCAGCGCGGGAGGCTGCGATCCGAGAACTGACCGTAGCCCAGATCGATTTGGCAGGCGGCCGAATCCGGCTGAATCCGGAAGGCCGACGGCAGACGAAGAAACGCCGGCCGATTATCCCGATCGCGCCCACGGTCGCCGCCGAACTCGCCTCGTGGCAGATCGAAGGCGAGCACGTCATTACCTATTACGGTAAGCCTCTAGCTACACCAGAGTTCTTCGACCTCTTGGCCGAAAAATCCAGTGTGGGAGGAAGCCCGAAAGTGATCCGCCATACGGTGCGCACATGGCTGGCGGAGTATGGCGTTCCAGACTCGGACGCCGACATGTTTATGGGCCATAAGGGGCGTGGGAGCGCTACAGGAGCGCGGTACACCCATCGGCGCCCGGAGTACCTGCGCACCGTGATCGAGGCGATTGAGGCCTTATTCGATGAGCTGAGCGTGCACGTCCGGCGCCCATTCGCTGGTCGTGTGCTAAACGATCAGCCGAGTCCGGATGATCCAATTTGCGAAGCGCTGCGTGGCGAGTGCGTGGCAACCGAAGTGACAGAGCTACGCAAGTGCTTGAATTCTGGAGCGGGAAACGAGACTCGAACTCGCGACCCCGACCTTGGCAAGACTCCGGTACTCCTTAAGGAATAAGGACTTACCGTGCCACAACATACCAAATCGATCACGAAGAATCAGAAACTTGCCACTGGGTGCGTGGCAAGCGCGTGGCAACCGCCTTCCATATCCGGTACCGGTGAGTGAAACCCTTGGCGATTGATCTATTTTGCGGGTTGGGAGGATGGACCGAAGGTCTGTTGCTCGAGGGCTACGACGTGATCGGCTTCGATATTGAGCAGCATGCGTACGGTGAGCATCGATACCCGGCGCAATTGGTGCTGCAGGACGCGCGCACTCTCCACGGGCGCCAATTCAAGGATGCGGCGCTGATCGTGGCCTCTCCGCCTTGCCAGGCCTATAGCTATCGGGCAATGCCCTGGAAGCGCGCCAAGGCACTCCCGCCCCCTTCCAACGAGCTATTCGAAACGTGCTTCCGCATCCAGCGCGAAGCGATCGAGGCGGCGGGGCATTTCATCCCGCTAATAGTGGAGAACGTCAAAGGAGCTCAACCGTGGGTCGGGCGATCAAGATGGAACTTCGGCAGCTTTCATTTATGGGGTGATGTGCCTGCGCTGATGCCGATGACCAAGGGGCGCGAGATCATGAAGGCCGGCGTAACGCATCGCGCAGACGGCTCTACTAACTTCCACGGCCACAAGAATGGCGGCGGCAGTTGGTTCAACGTGGCGCACAACACCACCAGTGGCAAGGGCCAGAATCCAGTGACCTCTTCGAAATCGCCGGCTCGCAAGGCAGCTTCCGCCCTGATCGCCAAGATTCCTCTGGCGCTCTCGAGTCACATCGCCCGCGTCTATCGACCGACATCGTTTACATCCTCACTGGTTATTTCGGAGAAACCATGAGTCTCGTTCAGATTCAAGAAACGGTCACCCTCACCCAGATCAACTGCGGCGAATGCGGCGGGACCTACGCATTGAATGAGCGCTACCGTGCTCAGCAGTACGAGAAAGGCGGCTCCTGGCATTGCCCGTACTGCCAGGTGGCCTGGGGCTACGCGAACAATAACGAGAACTCCAAACTGAAGAAGGAGCTCGAGATCGCGAAGCGCAACCAGCAGTTCTACCAGAACAATGCCGCGGCCGAGCGTGAGGCCCGCGAGCGCACTGAACGGCGGCTGGCTGCCACGAAGGGTGCGAAGACGAAGCTGCGTAACCGCATCAAGCACGGCGTGTGCCCATGCTGCACCCGGACGTTCCTCAACCTCCAGCGGCACATCGCGCACCAGCATCCCGACTTCCAAGCTGATGACGAAGCATCACCGTCTAGTGCGTCCGGGAGTCAATCGTGATCATCAAGAAATTCGGCAGGATCTACGAGAACGAGAAAGGCCGCATTGAATGTGTGGATTTCACCATCGACTGCGAAGGTCGCAGCCCAACTGATGAGGAATTCCTAGCTGAGGTGCTGATCCGGTTGCGGCGCGAGCGACTGATGCCCGATATATTCCAGCTCAGTGGTGCCGCTGCTTTTGAGGTATCTGACAATGGATCTAGCACGGACGCGCCTCGATGAGACTCATCCCGTTGCTTGTATCACTCGGTTTGTTGCTGCTTTCGGGGATTGAGATATGGGATCACCATTTACTCGCAGCCATCTTGGCTTTCGTACTTTCGGCCCTGTCTGCCAAGGTTGGAGTCATTGACAATGGAGACGTACAGTGAGTAAAGAAATAGATTTTGATCGTGAGCGCGAGGCATTCGAAGCCTGGATGCGGCAGACATCAGCGTCCCTGGACCGTCACCCGCCAGGAGATGGGCATTGGGCTCTGAAATACCGCGACCATCTAGTCGAATCCGCGTGGGAGGGATGGAAGGGACGTGCAGTCAATGGATCGGCGGAGCAAACATGAGAGATGAATTCTTCGAGTCGAAGCACAAGCACGAGAGCAGTGACGACAACGTCATTTGCCCGTACTGCAAACACGAGTACCAGCCCGAGGCAGAGGACTACTCAGAGGATGCCCGCGAAGAGGAATGCAGCGAGTGTGGGAAGAAGTACCACGTATGGCAGGTCTTTAGCGTTGACCACCACGCGAAACCCGATTGCGAACTGAACGGCGAACAGCATCAGTGGGATATCGTTTCGAAGCGCCACCCCAATTATCAGTCCTGCGGCGTGTGCGATAAATGGCGGAAGACTCCCGCCACGACACCCGTCAGCGCAGGAGATAAGCATGGTTGATTTCGACGATTTCGGCAGCCCAGAGGAAGCCCTCGCCGCGGGTGCGATCTTCTACTCACTCCCGAGCGAACTGACAGACGACATGATTGACCCGCTCTTGCGCAAAGCCGTCCGCCGCATCAATGAATCCAATTGGGTGTGGACTGCGGAAAGCTGCCAGGGTCATCCCGAGGAAACACGAAATCATCCTTGGGCCGGCAACGTCCGCCCGTTCCTGCGTCTTGTAGTGCATGGCTCTGGGCTCGCTGAGATGATGGCAAAGCTCGTCCTGGCGATGCGCTATACGCCGGAGTACGAAGGTGCCGATGGAAAAACCTACCACCAGACACCGGAATCTCTGAGCTTCAAAATATTCCCGTGGCCAACCTCCAACGGCGACTACGAGCAGGTGTTGATCTATATCGAAGCCGACAGTGCATACAGCCGGAATCTCGGCATCGCGGCCTTCGAGCGCTTCGCCGAGTCGCTCTAACCGTGAGCGGTGATCATGGCTAGACAACACATGTTCGATGACGATGAAGAGGCTGATGATTACTGCGGCGCTACAGAGGCCGAAGTCATTGAGTCACTTCAGGAAGAGGTCACCAGCCAGGAGGAAAAGATCAAATGGCTGCGGAAGAACGTCGGCACCATGCGTCGTTGGATCGCCCTGCATCGCGCCGGTGATCTCTCAGCCGAGGCAGCATTCAAGCAGATCGAGATCGACATCGACCGCATTGCAGGCTCACCGAACCCCACGAGCGACAAGCATGGATAAGCCGCTAGGGCTCGGCGAATGGCTGCGTAGCCTCTCACCAGAGGAGTACGAGTCCATGCTCGAGCGAGTTGCCCAGCGAGCAGCACAGGCGCAATGGCGGCTCATGGCCATGCGACGCGCTCAACCACAGTCCGGGCCTCAATCCGAAAGTGTGAAATAGCTCTTGATTGTTACTAGTAACGATGGTAGTCTAGCCTCATCAAGTAAGGAGCTAGCCATGACCACCTACCGAGCCGTTGCGATGTACTTTGATGCCGAGATTAGCGAGGGATTCGGAAACACAAAGCGGGAGGCGATCCGCGAGGCGGCTGAGCAGATTGGTGGCATGTATCCGCGAGAAGATGTGAGGTTTGAGATCCACGCGGAAGAGATGGCTTGAAGTCTGGTAGCGAGCGTCTGGCGGAACTTCGCGCCAGACGCCGGGCGGCTGGATTACTGCCGAAAGAGATATGGATCCACCCAAAGGACTGGCCAGTAGTAAAACGGCTCCTAGAGCGTCTAGCGAAGCAGAGACGATCTGACAACCAAACAGGTAGACAATCGTGAACACTCGATTGACAATCATCTATCGCGGCTTGCGCGGTGAGCATTGCAGTACCCACCGTCGGTACTCCTCCGAGTTGTGGGACGACTGCGTCATGTCAGCTGCTAAGGAGCTGCGACAGTTCGCACGCGAGGGTGTGCAGACCGAGCCGGGTCAGCGCGACATCATTGCCGCTGAACTGGCCGATGAGCAACGCGCCGAAAACGGCGCGACGCTCAACAAGGTCTTTCAGCCGTCGGAGTGGGCGACGCGCTGACCAACTAGGATCGCAACAATGACACCGGAAAGACAGAAGGCCGAGACTGAAGCGCGTATACGTCGCGCGTTGGTTTTGATCGAGGATGCGCAGGGTCAACTCGGTGCAGCTTGCGCTGAGCTATCGTCAATCGCTGGCGGCTCGCCTATATGGGGCACCACCAGCAAGCTATATGACAAGGTGAAGGCGCATTGGTATCGCGTGGACAACTTCCGCAAGGTCGGTAGGTATCGGCTGGATGCCACTAATATCGAGGCGATTGAACGCCGCGAGCGTTTCAAAGGACCGGCCCCGGTGATTAGCACCGATAATCAACCAACAGGAGAATCATGAAGCGTAAGCTGATTTTCGCCGGCAATTATCGGCAGGCCCTCGATTACGCTCGAGAGCACCAGCTCGCTCCGTCTGAGTATTCAATTGTCTCAGACCAACGGCATGTCCTGGGGCTGACGCCAGACGCTTGGGAAGTCGTGCGCGTCGGAACGTGGTATGCAAACGATGAAGTCTCAGAAAGCTATCAGCATCCACGGTGGCACGATGCGATCGGATAACTCATCAGTGCGGGACAGCGGCGTCTAGCTTTCTGCACTGCGCGACGATGAGATCCGCTTCATCGTGGAGTGCGTCTAGGGCTGGCCCTGGGTCAAAATCTCGTGACCCTTCTGACGGAAGTGTCCCGGCTCCGGGAGATTGAGCCGCGGGTACACCTGTTGCTTTGGGCACTGGTTTGGCACCGGCCGACTTGCACACGACGTGAGTAGCAGGCTGAGGCTGAGACAGGCGAGCAATTTCAGCTTGGTACGCATCTTGAGCACTCCGCAAACGTTGCGCGTCAGTCGCCTCCTGGGCGGCTGCAGCGGCTTTCTGGATGGCGGCTACCTTGGCATCGGCGAGTTCACAGCGGCGTGCGCCTACCGATTGCTCATGCCAAGCGAAGCCGAAAACAATCAGGACGACGATCGCCGCCCAAGCAAGTCTTTCTTCGAGCTGTGAGAGTCCGAACATTACGAGCGCACTGCATTCGGATCTGGAGCCGGAAGCGGCTGAGACTGCTTCGCCTGCAGCGCTCGCCAGGCGATAGCCGCGGCTCCGACGAGCCGGATGGCCGCATATCCCTTCGCCCCGACGATGGCTGTAATCGCGTCTCCGTAGCCCGTGAGATCAATGAGCGCCAGCATCCCAAGGCCGCTTGCGATGACCTTCTGAAAGTGGTGCCAGTAGAAGTAAGCCAATTTGCTCAGTGCGCTCATTTTTATCTCCTCACAATGACCCCAGTCTGCAAAGCCAACATCTCGCGCTGTGCACGCTCAGGTGCTTCCTGATTCCACTTTGATGCCAAACCTGCTGCTGCCGCCGCCTTGTAATCCTGGGCGGCCATCGCATCCAGCAGGTGCGTAAAGCCTAGGACGCCGCGCAGGCCGAGCTGAAAGAGCATCGCGCCGATCACTGCCTGGCGCACCGGATCGAGCGCGCCAAACCATACAAAGGCCGCCTGTCCCTGCTCCAGCACGTGCATGATGTCATTGCCCAGCAGGTAGTCGTTCTCTGCCTGGCTAATGCCGTGCTTGGCGAGCTCGCGACCCGTGCCGATCGTGGGATTGCCGATCAGCGTATCGCCGGACAAAAGCACGTGCGCGTTACGGTCATCGTAAACCTGCAGTTTCGTGCCCTCTTCCCGGCAGAGCAGCTCGTGCAGGATGTCAGGCGCCTCGCTCATCGATCATTCCACCGCCTGAAACTGCCAGTCTCGCCCAGCGGATCATCCCCGACACGATCTCGCAAGACCGCTACCCGGGTGCGAATCTCAGAAATAGCACCGCCCATCAATTCGCGATGGAGTGCGCTTTGCTCGTTTTGCTTCTCCAGCATCTGTTTTATTTCCTGGAATTGAGCATGCACCTCCATAGCGACCTTAGCTGCAATCGCTTCCTGCTCTCGCCGTGTAGGTCTTGAGTTCAACCTTGCCTCCAATCGTACGAGCCACGCTACCATCGCACCGAAAGTGCCGATGAGCCAGCCGACGGTGTTGTCAGGTATTTCCATATTCAGTTAAATGGGGAGATCGTTCATTGACTCATGCTGCTACGTTCGCCATGGCTTTCCATGTCCCTGGAGTGCCTGCTGTCGTGCAGACCCAGCCAGGCGATCCAGCCGCAGCAACTCCCGTATTCCACGTGATATCACCTTTTGACCATGTGCCGCTGGTCGGTGCCGCAGATCCCCAGGTCATTTTGCGCGCACCGAAGATAATCCAGTTGCGCTCTGGCGCCGCTAGATCATCATCCGTGCTGGCGTGCAGGCCGAGCGCTAAGGTCGGCGTGCCTCCGTCGATAGCAGAAGCGCCGCGAAAGAAGCCAAATTCCACTTCCGTTCCATTGGCATTGGTGACCGTGATCCTCTGTACACCTCGAGATTCCCGATCTAACACGCCGTTCAAATGGCGTTCCTTAAACCAGACATTCGCCGTCGCATTCGCGGCACGACGGTGGTAGATCCCGGCGGGGTGAATGACGATTTCACCGCAATATGAGGCTCCGAGCACAGGGGTGTTAGAGGTGTTACCTTCAATGTCCCCGTAATAATTCAGCCCAAAGCCGCCGTTATCAATCTGGATTGGTACCTCAAAGCCTTCGATGGTGCCGCCGTAGATCGCGGAACCCACCCCGTTTGTGGTAGCGTCAAACCAGATACCGATACTGCCCGCGCAGATTCCGGCCCCCGGGCCTACGATGAAGATCTGATCTCCCACGATGCTGGTCCAGGTGCGAGATCCCAACTCGAACGAGCTGCATTTCATCCCAAACTTGTAGCCGAGCGAGTAGGAATGGCTCATCCGGAAAAAACCGGAGAAGCCTGAATCCCCCGAGGCTGTGCTGAACGTAAAGCCGGTACCTGTGCGCCCAGAGGCTGGCGTGTAAGTGGATTCAGTCGTCATTCGGTCTAAGATCGAATGCCTGGAGACCGCCTTGAACCGAATCCCATTGCCGGCAGCGGCAGAGGTTTGAACATAGAGATTAACCAGGCCGTTCGCAGCCCCTGAATGATCGATCGCGTATCCGGTACCCGAATAGATAAAGAGGACGACCTCAGAGCCGATTCCCTGGATGACCACATTGGCTGGAACGGTGATGCCAGTGGTGCCGAGGTTGTAACTTACGGAAGGCTTTGGAGCGATGAGAATTCCGCCATTCACCGCAGCGACCGCGATGGCGGACTGAATCAATGCGCTCTGATCCGAGGCAGAGCCCGTAATTCCATAGCGCAGAAAGTGCAGCTCGGGATACGCATAGTTTGTCGGCGTCACTGCGGCGGCGATCTCGGCGGCGGTGCGGGCGTAACTGATTGCGCCACTATCCACCGTGTTGACCGCCGATAGATATTGCGACTGATAGGTGTCCGCATCCCACAGCGTGGTCGTATCAGTCGAGTCCTTGAGAATGAAATGGTAGGCAAGCGTCGGATCCAAACGCACGATCGCGGAGCCGGTAGAATCTAGCGTCACGGGATTCAGATTCGGCGTCACCCCGTCTTCGGCGTAGGTCGTCTGCGGCGTGGATGAGCTTCCGGCCTGATAGGTATGGAGCTTGCCCCCAGGGGCGCCAGGCCATGAGAATACAGGGACAAACAGATACGGGATGGATGCGGTCATATGGATCTCGGTACGGGTCTTGCGATTGCGCTGCGCTCTTTGGGAGCAATGCTCATCTTCTGGTTTCTCTCACCTATCCCTTGGGCCATTCGCAAATTCATGCCGGATTCCCCCTTGAAAAGACTCTTATTGAAGGAGGTAGGAGGAAATCTCAGGGGCCAGCGCCCCTGCGCCTCCGGGAAGTCCGGGCAATAGAGCAGGAGCCACGGGCGCGGCTAAGCGGGCACCAATGCCTCCGATAGCTTGTGGAATCGTCACGGCTCCTCGTGCGGCCAACTGCCCGGGGCCGCTCAGATAGAGACGCGAGAAGATACTGCCGGGAATAGCGAGCGCCATCTGACCCAATCCCAGCTCGCGCGTCGCGGTCCCTGAATCGCCTACAATCGGCTTGAACGCCTGAGCAAAACGCGCAGCGTTATAGAGATCAGACTGATTGCCGCCGAACAAAAACCCGCGCCGATCGACGCGCTGTAGTTTGTTGGCCAGCAATGCTCCGGAGACATTCCCGCTCGATGGATTCGTAATGCTTCCGCTCGTCAGGTTCATCATATTGCGGTACTGACCGCGAGCTGCTCCATATTCAGCCGCTTGCGCTGGAGACAAGCTCGATTCCAACAGATCGTCCACATGTTCCTTGACTTGGAAGAGCGCCTGACCGAGATCGCGATCTCCCATCGGCGTCGTCATCTGTTTGGATGCTGCGCGCCCCAGCTTGGAAGACAGGCTCCCGAGTTGCTCTCCAGTCATTGAACCGGACTGCGCGAGGCCTTCGAAACGCGAGACCAATGGGTTATCCCGGATACTGCCCGGGATGAGACCAGAGGCGTTCTGATCGATCTGATCGAGAATGGCGGTCGTCGTCGGCGGATGCGTTATA